CCAATATATGATGCATTAGGTAATTATATGGGTGCCGATGTTAAAACAGAATATGAAAAAGCTGGCAAACTTAATGAACAAACAAGTAAAGAAGGTATTGTAAATAATAAAGTAGATTCAATATTTGGTAGCGAATTCCTAGGATCTTTATTAAGCAAAAAGGGATTAGATACAGGATCTTTCCTAGGTACCGTTAGCAAACAAAGAGAATTTACAGGAACAGATGGTAAAGAAGAAAAAAGTTTCGATATGGGTGACATAATCGGGAAGAGAAAATCTGGTGGAATATTTGGTTCTGATGAATACGAAGTTACATATGGTGACGATACGTTAAAGGTTGGCAAATCAGATTATATGAGAATGCAGCAATATATTGCTGATGGTGATCCTGAAAGAGCAATGGCACTTTTCAATACATTAAATAAGAAAAATATAGAAGCATCACCAATATTTAAAGCTCAACAAGAACAGATGAGTCAAGCAGTTAAACAAGGTGATTATAAAACAGCAATGAATGTTGCTATGAATAGAACAGAAGATGATTTTCCTAAAATAGAAACACCAACACCAGAATCTGAAAAGTTAAATAAATTAGAACAAAGCGGACAAGCACAAAATCAAGCACCTATTGTTCTCAAAGGCGGCGATACAGTAAACAATGTTGTGACAAACAATAACACCTCCTCAGGGGGTTCCGGAGGAGGTGCAGGTAGTCCAAGTCGAATTGCTAGTCCATTCGACTCATTTATTATCGGACGACTATGGTCGCCTAGTCCTTAGCGAGTTTCTTGAAGAATGAAAGATCCTCGTCCTCATCATCCCAAGGCGCTGCTGCTGTAGTTGCAGTGGGTGCTGCTGTCTGCTTGAATGTAGGCTCAGGCGCTGCCTCAGGAGCAGTAAGAGGATTGCTCATCACAGGCGCTGAACTAGCAACACCAATTGCCTTTTCAAGACGCTTCTTAAGATCCTCATAGGACTTGAAATGCTTCTTGTCGAGCAATTCCTGCAATGAATGTTCCATCTTCCAAATGCGCTCAAGATCTTCATCAAGATTGCTTACAGGCGACTGACTATCAAACTCTGACTTATCATAGTTACGATAACCTTCAACCTGACGAATCTTCAACTTGAAGTTTGCACCTTCCCAAAAATCAAATGGGTTGATTGCCTTCTCATCAGAGAACTGAGGATTCATCGACTCATTCAACTTGTCGAAGATCTTCTTGCCATACTTAAACAAGAATACCTTGCCTTCGTTTTCAGGACGAGTAGGATCCTTGACGACCAAGATATTTGAGAAGTATGAAAGACGACGCTTCTGCTTGCGAACCAAATCCTTGTTTGATTCCATGCCTGTTGCCCAGAGCTTAGAATTGTATTCTGAAACAGGATCGGGCTGACCAAAAGTCGTAAGTGACTTTTCAATATACCAACCACCAGGTCCCTGAAATCCATGATCCCAGATACGAACAAAAGGAACATCTTCACCTGAAGGCGCAGGAAGGAAACGAATGACTGCATAGCCATTGCCTGCCTTATCAACATCTGGTTTCCAAAAGTTGTCTTCATTATCAGAATTATTGTTTGTGGATTGGTTTAACTTTGCGAGTTCTGCATTGAGCTTGTCGAATGAGGACTTACGCATTTCCTTAAGGGAATCAAAAGAATTAGCCATTATATTTCTCCATGTTGTATAACGATGTATGTTATGTTTTATATTAGCGTATGTTGTTTTATTTGTCAAGCATTACCTGACATGTTATTTATATAGGCAATCTCGCCGATGGATTAGATTTTACCATCTTAAGAGTTTCTGCCTCATGTTGTACTTTAAATTTTATTGCTTGGTTTTGTTTGATAATAGTAGCAACAGTTTCTACTTCGATATTATTTTTGTCGCAGTAAAGAATGATTGCTTCAATATACTCAATGTTTTTTTCTTTGACTAGTGATTCTATTTCCATAATAAATTCAGTAGAAGATTTCATATTATTAATTTTCATATCATGATCCTAGTAAGAAAATTAGTGAGCCCGTTCTGTTCCGAGGTGGAGCTCATACCCGTGAAACTTAAGCCGCTAGGCGAGTCTCAATGAGTGCATTATCGTTTGCATCTAACGTTTGCTTTTGGTCTCTTCGTACCTTTACCACGATCTGTCGAACCTGTTTCGCCCCCATCAAAGATACACCCAATCCCTCGCCTTTTGGAGTCTCTTACGAGCCGGTCCTGATGTATCTGTGGTGGAGGCGCCGGGTACCGCCCCCGGGTCCAAATCATCTATTCTTTACGCCTCAACGACCTAAGCATATTATTTATAACAATAAACGGTTTAAATGTCAACCGGTTTTATATTATAATGTTTACTCAAATTATAAGAATTCCATGACAAATTAAAATCATGCAAAAAAAACAAATTTTCTTGTGATTTATTTCTGCATTCTGCATCGACATTAACAATAGAAAAAGCTTTAGGATAAATTTCTACATTTTCTTTTTTAAGAAATTTAATTGCTTTTGCTATAGTTCCTCTAGTATTACAAATATCATCTACAATTAATACTGGAAGCAACGGATCTACTATTCCTTCAAATCTATTCATTAGACCATAAGGTTTCAATTCTTTTCTAATAGAAAAACAATTAAAATTTTCAATTCCAAATACAGGTGCTGCCATTGATATTCCTACAATTAAAGGCGTTGCGGCTGTTTCTAATCCAGTAACTTGAAAAGGATTTTGTTTATATTCATCATAAAATATATCCCAAAAAAGCAATCCACATTTAGTTAAAAATTCACTATTAAAGAGCCCTCTACGCAAATAGAATTGCCATTCACTCCAAACTATATTTTCTTTAGTAGAAGAAGAATGAATTAAAATTTTATCTTCAGGTTTTGCTCTTATAATACAATGATCATTAATATATGATTTGAGATATGATCTCATCATTTCACGATCTTCATCTAAAAGTTTCATAAGTTCATTTTACCTTTCTATATTATATACCGTATTTTGCTTTATATTTTTGTCTAGTATCAAGTAAAGGACCTACCCAATCATCTCTTTTTTGAATAAAGATTTGTGGTAAAGGTTCATCATCAACTGCAATAATGATAACAGTTTGACTCACGGGAATTTCTGTAAGCTCTTCATACATGATAGCGTAAGCAGATGCCTGCATTAGATAACTTTTAATGTATTTCACATCTTTTATCTTAGTAGATGTCTTGAAGTCGATGATAGAAAGTTTACCATCATATTCTGCAACAAGATCAACTGTCCCTGCAAGTTCAAGGAATTTAGAATGTAGGCGTTCTTCTTGCATATGAATATTGTCTACATGCTTATCAAGCGTATTCTTTATCTGAGTGAACATTTCAATATCAGAATAAGAAAAATTTTCTTTGTAGATTGGCTTATTGTCTACGTAATATTCACACATTTGATGAATACGAGTTCCGCGAGTCGTTGCTTTCTTTGAAATACGATCTGCTTCCTCGTCACCTACTCGCTTACGCCATTCAGCAATGCTTTGCTTTGACTCATCGCCAACAACTGTAGTGACTGAAGGATAAATAACACCGGCAGGAGTTTTGTATGTCCTGCCGGTGTCAGAGTTAATTTGTTCTAGTTCTTCAATTAGGAAGTTCCTAGTAAGATGGGTAAAGACTTTGGATTGGTTTATTGTCGCTGTTTGAAACATTTACTACGTTCATCTTTTCATATTTTTTGTTTTCAAGATATGTTTTCTTTATAATAAAATCTTTTACAAGTCCTGATCTTACGATATCTTCTGCTTGAAATTCAACGCATGAGAAATACTTAGTCATGTTATTCAAGATGTCCATGAAGTGAAAGATACCTGATTTTTCGTCGCTGTATTTCAAATCTGTTTGTCTGTAATCACCACAGAAAATAACTCTAGAATTGCTACCTGTACGAGTAATAATTGTTGACAATTCTTGAAATGTCATATTCTGACACTCATCTATTATAATGATACTGTTATCTAATGTCAACCCTCTAAGGAAGGAAGATGTTTGAAAGTCAATAATTTTTTTGTTTTTAAGTATATCATATGCATCGCCACGACCATAAAGTTCATTACATATTGACATATATGGCAGTTCATATATTTTTGATTTTTCAACAATAGATCCAGGAAGGAATCCCATATCTCTAGAAGGAACTACCGATCTAATTATAGTTATGTTCTTATAGGTTTTGAAATTTTCAATTTCTGATAGAGCTAAGTAAAGAGAAATGAATGATTTACCTGTACCAGGCAATCCGTGAATAAGTAAATTTTTGCCAATGCTAAAATCTCTAAAAACTATCTCTTGATTTTTTGTTATAGGTTCTATGTCTTTCAGGATAAATCTTTGTTTTGGTTGTTCTTGATTATTTTCTTCAGTACGCTGCTGTTGTTGTTTCTTTTTTCTCTTCTCGGCGCGTGAGACTCGTTCCATTTTTTATAGATCGGAAGAGCGT